GCCCAAGGATTCAGGTATGAGGTGTGGAACCTCGGGAAGTGCTTTGTGTACGCCGAGACCGCGTTGGAAAACAGCTGCGAGGTGGTCGACCCTGACACCGTTGTCCCATCATTTGGACGAGTCGTTGAGTTGCAGACATTGAACTGGGGTCCCCAGTAGTACAAACTCTCTCCGACTGAGCCGTCGACACCCGCCGCGGCGCTGACGTTGACACTGCGACGGAACATGATCGGAAGCTCTCGAGCGTTCGTGAGGGGAACGTTGAGATGGGCGGAAGGGCCGACGCTGCCGGTTGACAGGAAACCAGAGCCTGAGGTGACCAGGTGGTAGTATCCACGCGTACCGGCAGGAATCGTGTTATTTGGGATAAGCTTGTTGATGACATCATCTGAGAGCTCAACCCTGATTTGACGTGAGGGGTTGCCGTAGAGACCTTCCTCAACAACCTTCTGGGCATCCGCTGAGCGATCAAAATCAAAGTATGTGTTCTGATCACCGATCTTCTTCCCAATGAAGTTCAGGCTGTCAGGATCCAGATCGCAGCTCTCGTAGGACTTGAGAAGTTTGGGAGCGTCGTCGGTGTCGTTCCAGTCTCTGAGCTTGAGCGTGAACTTGCTGTAGGCCCCAGCCGAGGTAGGAGGCGTGATGTTCTCGATCACAACCTTGAAGAGCTCATTTGCGATTGCACCGTCGGATCGGACATGGATCTTGAAGAGATCGTAGCGGGATCCGAAATCCTGAGAGACGAAGAACGGTGTCGATGGGTGATCGAAGCGATCCTCAAAATTCTCGTAGTTGGGAGCCACTGTTGACCCAGCGTTACGACCCCCAGCACCTGGAAGGCAGAACGCGATCTCCTCGATAGCCGTGTTGACGTTCACACGACGGATGAGGCCCTCGGCGGCAACACCAGATCCAGTTGGGGCTGCGAACGCGTCCATCACATCGTAGTGGTTGTAGAGAACGTAACCGTGCTCCTCGATGAGAAGAGGGTTCGTGTTGAAGATATTCGCAAAGTAGCCGCCGGCAGTGGGGTTGAAGGAGGCCGTCAGGATGCTTGGGTACTTTTCAGAATCAGTGTGTCCGTTCAGGAGGACAACAAAGTCCTGCTTTCCAAGGGTGAGATCAACAGATCCCGTGAACCATCCCTTGACGGGGGTGGCTGTCACCGCTGCTGACGAGTAGGTGTCAGAGGTGACGCCCGGCGCGGAGCTTGAAAGGGCGACCTGCACACCTGACGCGGCGAAGATGACGCCACGAACGATGGGCTGAGCTGCTGCGGATGACTGGATGCTTGTGTCGGAGAGAATCCAAGACCCTGCCGACTCCGACATGTAGCAACCCAGGAAGTATGATCTTCCCTCAAGGCCGAGTGGGGTGGCGTAGGGGTTGTTGCCGTACTGACCCGTTCCAGCCTGGACCTTCTTGCTTCCAACAACGAACCCAGCGTTAGTAACCTTTCCTGCGTTCGGAGAAGATGCTGTACGCTTGTTACCGTCACCAGCTCCAAGGATCCTGACGTATGTGCCCGCGGATGCGAGCGCGAGCCACTGGTTGAGAGCAATTGGGCTTGAGTAGTCAGCTGTCGCGTATCCGAACTCTTCCCTGAATTGCGTGTTATTTGCAAATGTGACTGGAACAAACGCAGTTCCCTGCGGTGATGTACCGATAACGCCCGCGGAGCGCCCGGAGGGCTGAACCTCGATTACGTTCCCGGTGTTATCGATCTCGTTTAGTGTTATGCCTGGCGCAGCCATTCGTTGAACTCCTTAGTCTCTTCGCTTAACTATTGCAGATTAGATGAACTCGACGCCCGCAGGTGTAATGATAAAGTCGACAGCGATGAATTCAACAGCCCTTGTCGGGACAACGATGATTCGACAGTTGATCCTGCTCGCCTCGATATCAGCCTGAGAGTTGTTTGTCTCGTCGCAGATGACGCTGAACTGCTCCACACCGGCCTGAGCCTTGATCAGGCTCAGAAGCGGGGACGCTCGATCCACGAAAAGTTTCCTTGTCGTAGCATCGTTCGGCTCGAAGAGAAGTCCGCGGGCGACGTCCTGAATCACCCTCTTCAGCTCAAGGAAGAGCCTGCGAACGTTCACTCGATCGAAAGCAGACTTCGAAATCTGGAGGGTCTTCTGCCCGAAAATCACGAAACCATTTCCTGGGAACGTCGCGATTGGGTTGATCCTATTCTCATACAGGTAATCGCGATCAGCGGTTGAGAGCCTTACGTCGACGTTGGAAACAAAGTCAAGGGCTGCTCTATTGAAACCAGCCGGGGCATACCACGGGTACGAGACCTTGTCACCGTATGCGAGAGCCCCAAGGGCCGCCACGGATGCAGGGGACTTCACTCGACGATTGGAAGTTGTGTCGTTGACAAAAACGTCGGGGAAGTAAGTTGCAACGTAGTTGTTATTCAGGCCCCGCGCGGTGAGAGCGTCAGCCGTCTTATTAACATTCGGCTTGTCTGACGAGTCCTCAAATATTCTGACGTTGCTGTCAGAGTAAGCCGGTGCATCGAGAACGTACATTCCAAGAGCGTAAACAGAAAGACGCCGCCCGATGTAATCGGTGACAAGGGGCTCACGAATTCCAGGAGCGGCAAGCATGTTAATGTTGACGGTCATCTTGTCGGTCATCAGCTTGGAAGCGATGCGGTAGGAATTGATAGCGTTGTTCGTTAGGCTGTTGCCGTTAGGATCGTAACCAAGTCCAGATCTAGCGAGCAGCGCCGCGCCACCCGCCGCGAGGCCGCCTGACTCCGTCGAGGTTGCACGATCTCCGAGCCTTGAGGCGGCGGAGTCGAGGGAGTTGACGCCGTTGAAACCACCGTAGAAGATCATCGAAAACTTGGCGTACTCAGAGAACTTGTTGAATGTGTTTGCGGAACCCGACAGGAGGGACGCGAATGTGATCCTCTGCAGCGACGAATCGGTGATCCTGTAGTCGGCAGCGTTCGGAACACCGTTGCGGATGTAAGCAGCTTCCCGCATATGGGCTTCCAGAGTTCCAGTCACATCGGAAAGTGAGGTGTTCGAGAGTGCAACACGTGCGAGGGTGAACTTGTTGGCGTTGAATGCGTCCGCGTCCGAACCCGTTATGAGCGTGTCAAGCTTCTGGATTCCTTGGAATTTCGAGTAAGAGAGGGTAAGCGGGTTGAACTGCGTACCATCATTTGAGTTCATGACGGAGGACACTCCGGCGACTGCGGGTGCGAGCTTCTCGAACTTAACGCCCCAGTGTAGACGAGAGTCAGGAATCTCGAGAATACCGGGAGACCCGATGTATGAGGTTCCGTCGACGGTTCCCCTGGTGACCTTGAATCGAAACGGCAGCGGGGGAATGATGGAACCGGAGAGCTGGTTCGCCACAGTGGCAACCATTTTCATCCGGGGCAAAGCGCCGGCAGTTCCGTAGGTTCTTGTTCCAACGACGAGAGAGGACTGGGTGTCCGTCAGGGTCTGAGATGTCCTGATAACTGGGATTCCCCTGAACCCGAAGGGCAGGGAAGTCGGAGGAATCGTTCCAGCGCTAAGAGCGTCGGAGGCAATAATCCTCACCCGGCGGCTTGCGTTGGGGAACTTGCCGGAGATCATAAGACGTTGCTCGGATTCGTCAACAGCATCGAAGTTGAAAGAAACTTTCCTGTCACCGATCTTCTTGATAACGAAATTCTGGCTGGACGGGTTGAGATCGCAGCCACCGAAAGTCTCGAGAATTTTCGTCGAGGTGTCGGTGTCATAAAGATCGCGGATGTTAACGTCGAACGTTCCGAACGGGTTTCTCGGGTCGTTAGAAGCCTTGACATTCGAGATCGAGACCTTGAAGAGCTCGTTGCCAGAAGCACCGTCCGTGAGCGTCTCGAAGCTGAACAGATCATACTCGCCGCCGCCAAAGGGCTGCGAGATGATTGAGGGCGTCCGCGCCGTGGTAAATCGCGTGTCGTGCTTTCCAAAGTTCTGCAGGTATGAGGAGCTTGATCCCGAGGTGATCGCGATGCAGCTGTCACCAGTGACGTCAAGACCGACAAGCTCGTCCTCAACCGGTAGATCGAGGTAGAGAAGATGCTGCTCAGCCTGGAACTTCTTCGGATCCGTATTAAGAACCTTCCCGAGGTAATCGTTGGCGTTCGGATCGAATGATGCGGTCATGATCCGCAGACCAGCGAGTCCGTCCGTGGTGTCGAAAGCGGCACCTACTGAGGATGAAACAACAATCTTGAACTTCTTGTAAGTTGCCGACAAGCTGTTAAGGTCGGTGGAAGCGACATCTTGGATGCTGGCGCCTGAACCTGTCCACTGCGAAGCTGCCCCTGTCATGTTGAGGACCATCCCACGTGCCCCTGTGGGGAACATCATCACACCACGGATGATGTTTAGGGTGTCTCCAGCATCAGGTGGATTGAAGCTCGGGTTATCGCTAAAAATTGGGAAGCCCTTCCACTCGGACTCAACCGTCGAGCTTGCGGGGATCGAGTGACGAGCCACAAGGAACTGTACCGCTCCTGTGTTTCGGTTGTCAGTGGCAGGTAGACCCACGGAGGATCCGGTGACCCTGAATCCGGCGTTGCGAACCGTACCTTGGGCGAGGGTGATGCTTGCATCACCCGCGGATGAATTTGCTCCTGCTCCGAGAACTCGTATAAATGTAAGAGCACCCTTGTGCTTCAGAAACTCATTTGCTGCGTAAGTTGCCGGACGCTCAGGGTCTAAACCCCCAAATCTCGCCGAGTAATCGGAGAAAGACGCGACGGTGGTCGGTATGAAAGCTGGCCCAGAGGCCGCTGCTCCGATGAGTCCGCCTGGAACACCGGTGGGCTGTGCACCGGGTGCGGTGAGCTCAATCTCCTGCTCGAAGAACCCAGGAGAGCGAAAGGTCTGTTCGGACATCAGTTGCTCCTAATCGTGAATGACTAATCAAAAGCTAAGTATCACGCATGAAGAGAAATAACGACATCATTTTAGATCCTTGTCGGACTTAAACGCGTGGGTGATGTTTGTTAGAACCTCCTCTCCGTGGGCGCTGGAGATGAGTCGAGCTTTGACTGTTACGTCCATTGGCTTTCCAGTCAAAGGGTCCTCTGAGAGCTTCCTGATGATGCTGGTGACCTTTGTCGAGCTGGACTCGGTGCCACCGACTGCGGTCGTTGCGGAAGGCAGCACGGCGCTGCCCTTTCTTTGGTTTCCACCAGCAGCTTTTTCCGATTGGGCGGCTGGACTTGATCCGATCGATTGGGTAACGCTTGGATCATCAACAGTCGCGACTGAATCCAGTATCCTCGAGTCTATCCTCATGTCAGACACATTGCCTGATGGCTCAGGATCTGGCACACCGCTCACCACTCCGAAAGAGAACTGGGTGGCTGAAAGTGTCCGCCTCAGCCCGTTCGGGATGCCCGGTGACTTGGGCAGGATGATGTATGCAGGGATGGTGACGGTCATCGTATGCTTTATCACCCTCTCATCCTCGCTCATGTTATCGAATGTCGTTTCAGACGAGATTTCAGGTTCAAAAGCTGCGTAAAACCAATACCCGGTGGGAGTCTCTATTCTGTACGTACGTGCCCTGATGTTGTGATACCCGCTCATGATTGTTGTGAGTATCGAGTTGCTGTGCTGCATGAACTGGGTCCAGAGCGTGACCTCATACTTCGCTGTGAAAAATTTCGGAACGGGTATTGAGATTGTCTCGTAGATGCCAGCTCCCAGATTGGGTTCCAGCAGTCGTCCTCCTGTCGTTCGCCCCGGTGAGTCCAACTTGCTCCTTCGGGTACCGGTGGCAGGTGATCCGGTGTTCTTGAGATTTTGCGGATTCGTAAGCCGCTGGTACAGCGGGTCGTCCTCGCTTATCCTTCTCACGATGTCGATAGTTCCAAGGTCACCCATCTCGATCAATTTTTGAGCTTGCTGCTCGAGGCCGCTCCTCGAGATCGTTATCAGCGGAAGTATCAGGGCTCCGTTCTTATCACGAATGGGCTCCTTCCTTCGACTGATCGCAAAGCGCTCTCCTGTTGCGAATATGACCGGGACACGCTTGGTGCTTCCGTCCTTCTGCTCATACGCGAGAGGAAGGTCCTTCTCAAATAGGTTGAAGAGGGCTCGATCAACGTCTTCGAGTCCGCAGCTTGGGATCTCAATGCCACCGGGCACAGAGCTACCCTCGTAGCCAAGGTTGACCGACTCACGTCCATACCTTTTTCCAACAGAGTATCTTGTGCTCATTCGTCACCGTAAAATGACGAGCTGGTGCTATCAGGAGCAACTTTCTTCGGTCCGGTGAGTGGAGCGTCAAGTTTTCCATCAGCCTGCAGCTCCCTGCGGTCTGCGGTCGGACCCAACTCGTTCTCCGTGGCGCCGCGCTGCTGAACAAATGTCTCCTGCGTGACAACCTCGGTATCGAGCGTCTGAGCCGCTGGACCGATTGTCGAACGGTTGATGAGTCCCTCGCGCGCCTGCTTACCAGCAATCTTGTATCCGGTCACGTGCTCGACCTGACCGAAGATCTTGCTGATCGACTCAACTTGTGTTATCTCAAAGAAGATCGACCCGTATGACATGAAGTCGCCGATCTTCATTCTCAGGTTCTTGTCGGTCAGATCCCTGGTGTGAACCCTCGCTTCTATCGAGTGGAACTTCTCACTTCCAAACTTGTTAGTTCTTGTCTCTCCGGGTGACCAATCGACCAGCGCGTCAAGCTCTATGGGCGTGTCGAACACCTTCTCGGTGGATTCATCGTAAACGTCGTGAACCGACGTGACATCGGTTCGAACGGGATGGTAGAATATTCTCTGCCCGATAACGTCCTTGATAACCTCTTTTGTGAGGTCACTTATCAGGTCCATCTCTCGTGGAGTTATGAAGAGTCGTGCCATGACTACCCGATCGTTATGACACGACCCATAGGGATCGGTGTCGCTTTGAGTATTTTCTGCAGGTTGTCGACTTCTGCCGACTTTATCTCGATGAGCTTGTTGTATGTCATGGAGTCAAACATCTCCTTGAGATCGGTCCTCAGCTTGTCCTTCTCTTCCTTGGCCGTGCTCTTCAGGTCAGCGCCGTCAAGCTGAAGCTCCGCGCCGGGTATGGGTATCGATCCGAATTTGGATCTTATCATTCCGAGCAGCTCTTTGCAGAGAGCAAGCGCGTATTGTCTGACCCACTGTCGAGCTATGGAGTTGACCTTTGCAAATGTGAAGTTTCCGTAAGGAACGTTTGACAGGTTCGAGACCCCAGTGATTGATCCATCTGGTATCGATGGGTTGAGCGGGTCATTTTCGAATCCAACACGTATGAAGAGATTTAGAGGATCAACGGCTGTGGGAGACGGAAAGATCCTAATCTTGGTCCCAGTAATCTTGTAACTGTAGTTTGAGCGACGTACCCTGTTCGATAGATTCATTTGCCCACCGCGGAGGATGTCCTCAAAGACTGGAAGGACGTAGAAAACGGTCTCTGGTGTGAATGACTCGAATGAGAACTCGTTATTGAGGTAATTTATCGCCGATGTGGTGTCAAAGAATCGGTATGCCGCTGATGGGTTAAAATGCATTACCTCAAAGATTCTCATCTTCCTATTACCTGGATTGAGGGAAGAGCTCACAACCGGAATGTTTGTGGAAGGATCCCTAAGGTCAGTGTAGAGATCGTAATCCTGCACGTTCTGACGGAGAGCAATTGCGCCCGAAACGGAATTATAGGTTCCTCCGAGCCCAGCCTCCACGGCATAGGGCTCTGCGAGGCGTATGATGTAGTTGAGGGTGTCGCGTGGAAACTTCTGTGTCGCCTCGTCCAGGCTCCCGGTTTGTGATCCAAGAAGAGAGAGAAGCTGGCTTTTGGCCTGGTACTGATTCACGATCGAACCGTACTCAAGAAATGATTCCTCAAGGCAAGACCAGATCTGCTTTTTTGTCAGCTCGACCGAAAGTATGTCATCGCCCAGGCGCCGCTTGACGAATGTTACCATCGCGTCAGCTTCTGACTGAAAGTTGGTGTCTGAGTCGAAGAATCCGAACGGTGTCGGATTGAGTGTGGTTACAAATGTCGACACGGGCTGACCTCTCTACGTAAATAGGAAGCCAACCCGTGTTTTATCGTGTTATGGTCGTTTTACAGAAGAACTAGCGCGCGATTCTCGATCGAGACGTTCTCCCTGAGGAGATTACGAGCGTAAGTGAGTGTGCACATCTCAAGAGCAAGACGATCGAGAGTCCTGATTCTTACGGACTCGGAAACAGGAGGAGCGCCTGCAGCGGCTTTCGTGGCAGTTCCCGCCGCGATGAGAGAGTCGCCAGCTGCGATAATAGCCTGCTGTATAAGAGCACCTAGACCCCTAATTCCTGCAACTCCAAGGTTGACAAGAGACACAAGCACCTGACCTATCAAGGTAGCCGCTGAAGCAACCGCGCCACCTGCTGCAACTAGTATTCCGACAACAACCTGCGCGAACATCTTGATTCCGCTAGCGATAGACGAATACCCACTTGCGATAGCTGAGAGATTCGATCCGATAGCATCGATGTACGCTTTTCCGACTGAAGCTGCGAGTGCCTTGAAGCTGCACTTCACGCCTGGACCGCCACTGATGAATGCAGTCTTGGCATTCACAACTCCCTGCATCCAGGTACCGAGGAACGTGAGCATAGCCCCTACAAACTCGTTCATGGGCCCCGCAAGAGTGTCGAGGCCGGACGCGATGAGCTGCTTAACCCAACCGCCACTAGTCTGGTCTCCCATTCCCGCGAGAGTTTGTCCTGCTGCGATCAGGTCAGCGGGCTGCACCGGTGCCGCCTGTCCAACGATCAGGTCAACGTAGAATGCAACCCCAACTCCAACCTTCGCAATGCTGGTAAGCTGCTGCGTTAAAGGAGCCTTGAGCGATGCGAGATTGCAACCGGGCAGCTGATCTGCTCCGGCGGGGGCCCCCGCCGCAGCAGGGACGGCAATTCGAGCCTTACCCCCGATGATGGGTGCAAGCTGTAAGATGGTGCCTGGTGGCACATTGTCTGCGTTGGTCAATCTGCTCAGCTTGGCAACCTGATTGTAGAGAGTGTAGTTTGCCTTTGAAAGAGGAATACCGTAACGCGCCTTCAGCACACTCGAGATCGTGTCACCAGACTTTGTCGTGTAGGGCTCGATGAGGCCCGCCGCGGGTGCAGCTGCAGCCTCGTTCATCGTCCGATGAATCATTTCCTCGCGGATGATACCACGAAGCTGCCTCTCTGAAATCTTCATTTTAAAGCTCCTCTCATTATTTATGCTGGTCGATCCTACTCCCGCGCACGGATTCGAAAAGAGCGTAGATCGCTGATGCTTTCTTCCCGTCGGTGATGGCACCGTGTTCGCCCTTCAGGATCTTCCAATACTTCTCCCTCATCTCAGATGATAGTGTCTGAGGGACAAATCTGTCAAAAGATTGCCTGTCATTTGAGCTCAGGAATTTTCTCACATCAGTTCCCGAGATCTGGACAGTCTGGGATCTCGAGACGGCGCGCTGCTCAAGCTTTTCAATGACAGACGGATCTCTGATCGTATCAGTCATCTTGGACAAGGAGTACTTTCCCTGCGCGTCCTCATCATCGGAGTAGAACACGAACTTGCTAACCATGCTCTTCAGCTCGCGCATCTTCCCAACAGCGAGGGCCAAGGGAGATTCAGGTGAGATGATAAGGGTAGCATTTGGAAAGTCGCGGTGAAATTGCGGCTCAAGGACCGCTTTCCATGCATCGATCATGACACCTGCCGGGAGCTCGTCTCTGCCTGCGGTCGACGTGATGATCAGAGCCTCATCACACTCCGATGCCACCAGATTGATCATCTGCCAGTGACCCGCGTGGACTGGCTTTCCAGCAACCACGAAGATACCGATGCTGATACCACTTTGGGTCCCAATCTCAAGGCGCTTCATCACTCGCATCTTTGTGGTCAGAAAGAGATCCTCCTGACGCTGGATCAGGGTCTTTGGATGGTTGAGAGCCCCCAGACGGTTTGAGATTGCAGAGTCGAAGTAACACTCGTTGTGCAGCATCTCCAGGATTTTATCGAGATCACCCTGTGGAATATTTCTCCGTTGGCCGGGGGCGTGCTCCTCAGCCGCCTCATCAGCAATCTTGATGATAGAGTTCCAGTAGCTCTGCTCATCCTCTTGGGACGCGGCCCTAAACTTCTGCTTCACCGACTGCCGATGCTCAACGTCATGCTGATCAAATCGAAGGGCTTTGTAAAGAGCTTGGGTCGCTGAGGTTCTAAAAACAGATCCTTCAGCAGGTGATCGGTCGCTTTCGGTTGAAAGGGACGTATCAAAGTCAGAGAAGAGATCGTAAATTGCCGAGACCACCCTGAGAGGACGATCAGGTCCACTTTCACCGTAAGCTGACCTGAGCGTTGAGTCAAGCTCAGCGGCTCGACGTTCGATGGAGCTGCTCTTGACACCAGACTTAAGACCTTGTAACGAATCAAGATTACCCTCAAAAAGGACAGGATACGTCTTGACACCCAGCAGGAGAGCGTATTCCTCGAGCTTGGATTCATCATTATCAGGCGAGATGTTGGAAACTAGATACGATCCGGTGATCTTATACCGAGATGGACCAAAAAGCGTCAGGAAGATTCCATGCTTCTGGGGATACTCCCGACTAATTGTGGGCTTCCTCTGAACAAACTCGAGAAAAAATTCTGTCCCAGGCGGAATCTGCTCCGTGTCACGATGAACTCGAGCGAGATGTGAATGTACGAGAGAGTACTGGGCTGTTCCTGATGATCCAGCGCGAACCTCCTCCTCGCGAGTGGCAAGTCTCCGTGCCTCTCCAGGATAGATCACGTTCCCCTTGTAGGCGATGTACCAGTTCTTGGTGTAGTCGTCAGGATCAAAAGCATTGTTGCGACGAAGGAGCGTGAGCTTCGTGCCATCGATCTTTTCAACGATCTTGACGCTCGGATCGGACAAGAATGATTGGGCTTTCTTTATATCATTGGCACGGGCCCGTGCCGACGCATCGGGGCGTACCATGACTTTCCTCAAGTCCTCGATCGAGATATCTGTTGACATCAGCTTCCCCAGATTACGGATTCTACAAGACGATTGAACCGATAGTTTCTGGACTCATCAACCCCGCCGGGTGGGGCGTCATCCTCAGCGAACCCTTCCTCTCCACGAACTTTATACTTTGCGTAAAATGCAGTCTTTAGAGACTCAATGTCCGCGGTCGATGATTCTGCTTCTGGCAGAACCTGCCTAAAAACGTCAAGGAGCTTGTCCTTTACCGACATGTCCTCGTTCTTATCAGTCGCTGATATCTGCTGCGCGGCGGGACCGAAGAGTCTAATGACCAGCTCCTCGTAAACCTTAACAATTTCAGGAGGAGCCATCCTGTTCTTGATTATATCAAGGGTACCAAGGAATGAACCAAAATCGTCAAGCTCTTTTCCCGTTGGGGGTGGGCTGTCCCCGAACATTCCGATAAATATCTGCCTTATGTCACGAATTGCGTTCAGCCTCTCAGCACGCTTCAAGTATTTATAGACGTCGTTTCCATCGTACTGCCAGTCAAGCTTTCTGTACCTATCAGAAAGGCCAGTTACAAGATCAAAGGACTTTATGGATCGAAGCTGAGCGGGTCTCTTCTCAGCTGCGCTGAGCTCGGACTTTATCTCAGCTTCCGCTTTTTTTCTGATAGCATCAGGATTGCTACGTGGAGATCGAGCAGCTAGCTCGGCGACGCGGGCCTGGATCCTGCTCTCTATCTCCTCTTGGGCCGGAGGCACGTATGACTTGCTCTTGGTCATTGAGATCTTCGGGTTCTCCGCCGAGGCAGAGTCCGTCGCAAGGCGAGCATCAACGGGTGGTGGCGAACGAACGGTCGCAAGCGAAAAGAGCAGGATCTTGTGAGCGAGCCCTTTCACGCCAGATTCAATGTCACGCCACGATGATGAGTACGAGAACTTTGCCCAAGATGATGGACGTCCCTCCTCGTATTCCGAGCCCTCAAAATCAATCTGGAAGAAGGTGTCTCCCTCACCAGGAGGCGCGGCAGGATCCCAGGTGTAAGCGAAAAGAGCATTGATCTGATACTGACCTGGACTCTTTTTGTTATGACCCACGTAGGCAATCTTGGGGGTGAGCTGCTCGTCCTCCAGACGGGTAAGGGTCTGGAAGAGATCATGCATCCGGGCGGCGGGAACCGTAAGGTCGATGTCACCCACAGTGGGCTTATACTCTATGAACGTCTCGTCCGACAGAGTCTCTGGTGGGGCAAAGAGATGGGCGGAGGACCCGTTGAAGGCAAACCCTGAACCGAGGATGTCATCACGCTGCGCGGGGTCCCAGATGGTTTCACCGTGATCTCCCTTAAATTCATCATCGAGAATCCGAAGCATCTCGATAACGTCGCGACGAAGGTCCTGGCGGTTAATCCTGCCTGAACGAAGATCTATCTTCTCAGCGTATGCCTCTCTCCCACGAAATTGCCGAACCTGCTCGGGTCCTTTGACAAGACCTGTCTCTGGATCTCGGACAAGCGCGCGGGTATTCCCACCCTCGTTGAGGCTATCACATGGGCCAAAGATGAAGTGAGCTATTCTAAACATGCAGACCTAAGTATGTCGCACAAGCTGAATCGTCCACCCAGGTGAGAGCCCGGCGGATCAAGAGAATCTAATCACCTCAAGATGCGCGTCGTGCTGGATGCACCAGGTCATTGTTGCCCGCCACTTCTCACGGTCGGTGTCAGTCTCATGCCCTTTCACCTCGTACAGCGTCTTTCTGTCAAGCGTCAGAAAGTCTGGGATGTAGACCCGCTCGACACCGTTCGGGTCCACGTATGGGATGCGGATGCCGTGCTGCTTGGTGACCGGAATGCTCCGCTCGATGCACTCATCGAGGAATCGAGTCTCCCAGGAGGAGTGCATGTATTCCTCCCGACCGGTGAATGGGTTGAGCTTCCACTCGGTCCTGTAGGGTGCCTGGGGACCGATCTTGCCCTGCTCGAGGAGATCACAAGCTCGGGAGGACTGCAGCTTTCTCTTCCCAGCTGATTCGGGCTTCTGCCAGTTCTCGGCGTTTGTTTTTGCTGAGCGCTTTCGGACCTCGGATGTAATTCCCGAGTTTAGCTGTTTGTTCTTGACAAATCGTAATTCAGGATTATTTTCGTGTAGTTTACTTAAATTAGCCCTATTCTTCTCACCGATTTTTGCTTTTGATTCTGCAGTTAATCGACCTTCAATCCTTGCGGAATGACCGTGTATGTATCGAAGAAATCTCATCCCTTGAGATTTTGAGAATGGGGTATCAAGACCACATCCACATTCGCACTTTGGGTTAATTCCTCCGAAGTCATGCTTTAGAAGGTATGACTCATATGTGATCTCGTGTGCAGATGATACG